TTCAGAATAAAACTAAATATTTTATTATTTTACAAGCAGATAATAATAAAATATTCAATAAATTGGTAATTTTATAAAAGTCTAGGAAACCTCCTGGAGGTGTTAAAACGCTGTAAGGGTTAATATAATAATAATTTTATTTAATAACATAGTAACAAATAAAGATATAAATATAATTTACTTCAAATTGATAAATAGACTAATGTCATATCCGCGTCAGTTATTATTGGCAATCATATATTACGTTTTACTAATACCTATGGATTCAATCGCTTATATCCAATGGATTAACGCACTAATCAATTATAAATGGTTAGCATCGTCTATAATATTTCCGTTAATTAGTATTTTATCATTTGGTTCAGTTACTTTTTATTTTAAAATAAAACATAAATTACATGCGAATAATATAGATATTTCTCAAAAAAAATTATTCTATATAGGTATTCTTGATAGTATAAGCACAATAGTAAGCACTATGTGTTTACCATATATGTCTATTATAATTACAATTACGCTTTCAAAATTAGCCATTCCTATAACTATGGCGTTAAGCTATTTTTTTTTAGATAAACGGTTTTATTGGAATCATTATCTGTCGCTATTCGTAATATTAATAGGTGTATTACTGATTATTGTGCCTTATTTTAAGAATAGCGCTGAAATTAATAATCCATATGCTCTATTTTTCTATACATTTAGTTTATTTCCAACCGTAATAAGTGATATGTACAAAGAAAAAATACTTAAAAAAAAAAAAGATGTAAACTTTTATTGGATGAATACTTATATTTCAGTATGGCAGTTATTTATAGGTATAGCGACCACTCCAATTATGATTTTAAATCTAAACTATGGATATGATAATTCAATCGATTTCATTGATTATGTTGATAAAGGGTTAAAATGTCAACTATCATTAAGTAATAATATGGGATGTAATAAATCATTATTTTGGCTTTTTATATACCAATTTATTAGCACAACTACCAATACACTCTCATTTACAATTATTAAATATGGAAGTGCAATGATATTACTTATATTAACAAATATTAAATTACCATTAACTTATATATTCGGATATATATTAATAAATTACAATATCATAAATAGCACATCAATTAAACAAACCGAATTATCTATGTATAATTTTATATCCATAATTTTATTAATAATAGGAGCTTTTCTATATAACTATAAACTAGAGTATACAAAAAAAACAGATAGTCGTGAAGAATATTTACTAGGAGATTTATAGATTTATATATCTATAAAAATATTTAAATAGATATGTTGTAATGCCTATTTTTTTAAACTAATTTATTAATTATATCAATAAATTTACCAGTATCATTATCATTTTGTATCATTGAATATATATTATAGTGAATATTTCCATCTTCTAAATATTCATCAAAATATACATGTATATTATCAATATTATATACTTGTAAATTGTGTATTTGTTTATTAAAATAATCAAATTCAGGTGTAATATATTCAACTGTATTGTCTATATAGTCTAATTTTAAAAAATTATTATTAATTATATTTATTTTAAAATTTGATAAATTATACATAGTTCTATTATTATTAATTGTTTCAATGATATCAATGTTATTTAATTTATAGTAAAATACCTTTTTACTATTATATAGTAATACACCTGTTTTTTTAACATAATCTAAAATATGTTGCCATACTTCTAATTTTATTGATGAATTGAAAATCGGTGTATTGTTAACTTCTGAGCCATAATACAATAAAACTTTATTCATTATTAAATTGATAACTAATTAAAATATATTCATTTAGTTAGATTTCAATTTTTTTATTAAATTTACTATTTTTATATATTTATTTTATGTTTTTATATAACTTCACCTAATATTAAAATAAATTTTATATTTATTCATTATTTTAATATTATTCATTTATAAAAATAATGAAATAATTATGTAAAACATAACATGACTAGTTTCTGATAATTTAATTAAATTAGGAATTATCTTGAGATTGATTATCATCATCACTTTCATCATAATCATCCGCTTCTTCTTTGTAATATTCATCTTCCATCTCTTTCACTTCTAATGCTAATTGCGATGCTATTATTTTAAGCTCATCCGCATGAAGTCTAGCCTGTTCAGCATCAGCAAAAGCCTGGGTAGCCTTTTCCTTTTTTAATTTTAATTCATCTCTAAATTGAATACGCCTTAGTAATTCATTATTTTGATTTTGTTTTGTATTCTCACTTATCTCTAAATCCGTAATTTTCGGATTTTGTGGCTTAGGTCTAATATATAAAATCTGAATTACATCTGAATCAATAATGCATTCTTTTTTAAAAAATTTAATACCATTTAATCTCCATACAAGAACTACCTTCGAATTTGGAGTTAAATCTTCAATAGGAACTAAGTTTTTTTTTTCATCATACACGCGCATTTCTATTTTTTTTTTAACTACAGGTATGGACATAATAAGTTCATTGTCTTTTAAATTACTTTTATAAAATCCTCTTATTTGATTAAGTGGTAATTTTTGGTCATGAAACCATTTCACAGAATTTTGATATATGTAATTAATATTATATTCATCAAGTTCAGTAATAAAATTCTTCATGTCCGTATTTTCAATATTTAATTTGATAAAACATTCCTTATCAGTTGATTGTATTGATTCAACTAAAGTTAAAGTACCCGATTGGAATACTATATCATGATCCCTTTCAATACTACATATATATGCATTTCCTCTCGTTTTTTGTGGGTCACCATAAGTTATATTACTATAATCAAAATTACGCGTATCATATATTTTATAAGAAACACTCATACTATTTATATATGATATGTAAAATATTCTTATATATTTTTTTAGACGAACCAACCTATAAAATAATTTTATTTACAATCCATTTATAATTAAATTTTTGCGTCTTACTAATGTAAAATATATCCCCTAGAGTAAGTTGAACTGTTTTTATTTGCGTTCCTTTTGTTATTCCAAATACACTTACAACATTACCAGAACTATCAATTAGTGTAATGTTTTTATCTAAAATGGTTTGAATAATATTTTTATTTAAATTTTCTTCTAATATACCCTTCTCTTTTTCAGCAATTAGATTTGATAGTTTTTTATCAATATTTTTAAAAATTATTATGTTTTTTCCACTTTCTATACAATTATTTGATAAACTTATTTTCATATATAATTTACCATATGCGTTATCCACACCAAATGGAATTACACAATTGCTTATTTCTAACGAAATTGGATATATATTAGTCCCTAGAACATACCTTGGTTTAATATTCTTGCCGATGTAAGATAATAAAATTTGGTCATAGTCTATTTTATTAACATCATTACTATAATTATCCATTATCATCAAGTATATAAAAATATATATATAATAATAAATAACTTACTTTAATATTCATATGATCACTACAATAATTTATAGCATTATAATATTATTGATAATTATGATTATACTATTTATGTATTTAGGTATTAAATTTATAAGAAATCGACATTACGCAATAGTTCCAAATCAAGAAACCAATAATATCAATGATGTATATATTCAGTTTTTATAAACTACTTAAAATATATTAAATATCTTTATCATCTATTTTGAAGAAGTATTTATAATTATTTATTTTATCAATGCAATGTTTTGACTAATTATTGAATTTTAATAGAGTTTTATAAAATTTGATATATTTTACAAATATTTTCCTATTTATATTTTGTAAAATAAGAAAATATATGGTTTTATACTGTAATATTTAATTATAAAAAAGGTTTATATTCTAAACTTTTTTCACCCTTACTATTAAAAGATTGGGGCATTTCTATTGGTTTTCGTAGAGTGCTGACATCGGTTTTATATTTTAAATATTGTTCAATTCCAGATAAAATAGTAGGAACACATTCGTCAACTACTTTATTATCTAGTTCTGTAATTTGACCTCTTATATCTATATCACTATTTCGCGCAAATTGTAAGTAAATACTTCTCATAACAATTGATAATTCAGTATCACTTTGTCTACCTATACGATATTTACCATTTGTTTGATTAAGTACGCTTATTTGTATTTTATTTTGAATATAATCAATATTTTGTTTTGAGAAAAAAATTTCACTTAGAGTTGTAGTCTGATGTATAGTTTTCAAAGCTTCATTTTTAAAATTATTACTCATTGATGAATTTTCAGTAAACATGTTATAGTCATTATAAATAGTATTGTCTAACATATTTAGTCTTCCACTCATTGTTATAGTATATTATATAATATTATTATTTTAATCTTTTAAAGGCGAATCAGTAATCATTGTTCCGCAATATTTTTGTGGTTTTTTTTTAAAATCATGTCTTTTATATATTCCAATTTTAATAGCTTCCTTTAATAAAAATCGAAAATTATTCCAAAATTCTTCGGTATGTCCAATAGATATAGTCATAATGTGAGCCAATTCATGTAACGCAACAAACATAATAATATTTTCATCTTCTAGATTTGCGAATTTATCTTTTGATCTTATACAAAAAACTATTTTTTCACCTTTATTTACACTATAACTCGTAAATTTACTACCACTTTCACTCTCCTCAATATTATTAGGATTATATTTTTTTTTTAAACGAAATCCTCGTTCATCTTTAGGATACTTTTTGCAAAGATATTCTACAATTTTATCTAATTTTTGCCTTACACTCGCCATTAGATTAGCGGCATTTTGACTATCTTCCACATTTCTTACTAAATATACATTATTATCAATTGTAGACTTAATGTATATAAGACTGCTTTGTTTACGGTCTATATATAGATATATTGATAACAATATTACAAAAGTGCAAATAAATTTAATTAGTTCATCCATATAATAATATATATCTTAAAGAGAAAACTATTATAAACCAGATATTGATAGATTAGTTTAGTTTAGTTCTTTATCGTTATTTTTTATCGTCATTTTTATCGTAACTTCTATCGTCATTTTTATCGTAACTTCTATCGTCATTATTAAGTTCATAAATACTTTTTAAGAAATTTGTTATTAGTAAATTACTATGATATTTGAATATGGATATTTCTTCACCTATATCATTTTTAAATATATAATTATTTTTTGAAATAAGAACATTGGAATACATAGTACATTTTATATTATTCAATATAAAATTAAAAAAATCCATACCATTATCATTCATTTCTATAAGATTTAATACCATATCATTTATTTTATAATTATCAACAATAACAAAAGTTGTATTAAATTCATCACGCACGTCTGAAAGTTCAACTCGTATATTATTAATATAATTGCTTAAATAATATTTAAATATAGGTTTATCATAGAGAATTATACCAGCGTATTGTATAAATATTGCCTTAGAATAAAATAGTTCAAGTATACTATAAAAATAGTAAGAATCATAAGTATCTTCTAATAAATCATCTTCACTATTATCTATATAAACATATACTGACTTTTTTGGAATAGTCATTACATTATAAGCATATTCTTTGATAAATACTATATTGGCATAATAATCTTCAATATTATATGAGAAATTTAGAAATAATACATTATTCTCATCTATATTTAGACCATAATATAAAATAGACTTTATATAAAATATATTATCTTTTATTATGGATTTTTCATAATTATTCTTTTTTATGATAATCGCAAAATCTTTCATTATATCTAGATAACTTATTATTTAATCTGCTTATATAAATATATTAATGAAGATTTCGCGAGTAAAACAAAAAAAATTAAATTGTTACCGTAAATTAAGTATAAGGAAAAAAAAAGAAAAGAAAATATTATTAAATTATAATAATATTAAAAATGGTGGCAAACCAATTAAAGACATTAATTTGGATAAACAATATATAGACACTACTAAAACCTTTTGGGAAGAAAAAATAAAGGAAGGAATAGAAGATAAATGGTATAAAAAAGCACTAGATAAATGGGCTGTTAAACCCGCATCTATTTCAGGTGTGTTAGATGGTTATATCAGTGCATCTAAACCAGACCTAAAAGAAAGTAGTAATTTTTTAGATAAACTAGCAAAAGAATATGGTAAAAATACAAATAAAAATATGCTAAATAAATTGAGCAATTTAAGAGCACTTGATTGTGGCGCAGGTATAGGTCGTATTACATCAGGTATCCTTATACAAAGATTTGATTATGTAGATTTAGTAGAACCTGTTTTACATTTTATTAATGAAGCCAAGACACAATTATCTAAATTGGGACATAAGGGTAACTTCTATCAAATTAGTCTTCAAAATTTTAATACAATTGAAAAATACGATTGTATATGGATACAGTGGGTGCTTGGACAACTTACAGATATGGATGTGGTTTCATTTTTAAAGAGATGTAAAAATATGTTAAAACCAAATGGTGTTATAATTGTAAAAGAAAATATTCTATCAAAAGGATTTAATATAGATGATAATTATAATCTTATTAGTCGGAATTATGAAGATATGAAAAAAATATTTTATTTATCTGGACTTACCTTAATTTATGAAGAAAATCAGAAAGATTTTCCATCATATTTAATTAAAGTGAATACTTTTGCGTTGGAATAATTAATAATATTTTTTTATAATTGTTTAATCTAACATTAATTTAATAATTAAAAAATTATTAGATATTTTTTTTAATTATTTAATCAAATACAATAATATTATCTAAATTGTGAAATTTAAAGGAGTTCTTCCTCTAGTATTCATTCGTTGCCTTACAGCTGCTTCAATCGCACTATCAGGACTATCTCCAAATACATCCCTGTATTCGGCTTTAATTGCTTCAACACGATCTTGAACAGTTTTAGTGCGATTATCAATTACATCAATATTTGGTTTTATTCTGCTAAATTTCATTTCAAGTGCTTTTAATTTTTTAAGTTTATTTTCAAGTTCTATTTCTTCAGCTGATTTTTTAATAGTGGTTTTGGCTATACATGTTCTTTTGGGAAGAGTTGTTTTATCCCCTTTCTTAACTGTAGTAAGAAAATTACGAAGACTAAATCTGTTATTATTGCGTTTCCATACACTAATCATATTATAAAAAACAATTATAAAGAAAATAGCTATAATAGCTATTATACTATAATAACCTTTAGTTTCAGATATTACATTTTGTCTTGTAAGGAGAATAGGTATAAATAACAAACCAGCAAATGTCATAATAGTTTTCAATAAAAATAAGTGATTTGCTTTTCTTAACGAACTATCCTCTATAATTTCTACTTGTCTTCGCAATGTAGTTAAATCTGCGTCAGCATTTTCAATAAGACGTTCATTCTTTGATAATTCTTCAGACTGGTTATCAAGAACTCGGTTTCTTACTTGGATTTGTACAGCATCATTAAAAATAGGGACCGTTTTTTCATTTTGTGGAGGCATATTCATATAATATATATCTAAAGAAGATTAGAATTTAGAAAATTTATAAAAAATCGTTATAATATCTAATTATAAAAACAAATAAAAGAAAAATAAGCATCCAAAAAACAGTATTACCTAAAAGATATATTTTAGCATTGTGATATAGATCAGTATCATGTTTGTATAATAAATCTCTTTTTTTAATATTTATTTCGTTTTGTATATCATTTATTTCTTTATTATTATTAATTTCCTTTAGACGAATATCTTCATAATTTGTATTTTGTTTTGATTCTATTATTTGAATTTTATTTTCTAATTCATTTTTTAAATAATTAAGATTTCTTAACTGATCAAACATAGTTTTATTTTGTTCTGAATTATTATTTATTATATCCTTAGATGTGGTCAGTAATGAATTTAGTTGACTACTCATATAAAATTATATATATTAGTTTTTTAAAAAAAAACTAAATCTTATTCAATAAAAATAATATATATTAGATTATATATATAATACAATGTCTCAAAGTAACAGTGAAAGTTTAAGAAGCACTTATTTTAAAACTAGTGAGCAATATGCTAAATTATATCAAAAGTATTTAGACCAAAAATTTAGCTCTAATGCTGAAGAACAAAGAGCTTCATTAACCACATATAATGAGTTAAAAGTTATTGATACAACACTCCGTTCTATTATGGATAAATTAAAATCAAGCACTGACTCAATAAGTAACAAAATTTTGGAATCATCCGACGCTATTGAACGTAAAACCTTTCAAATTTATGAAAAAGCGAAAACCCTTGATATCCAACAAGATCTTATAAGTCGTAAGAATGAAGAATTGCATTCTAAAAAGAAACAAATTGAAATGGGTATTCAAAAAAATAAATATCGCCGCAATGTTATCTTTGTTCTAATATTATTAAATATTTTGTTGATTGCTTCTCTATACTTCTTTTATGTAAAAGCATAAATTTTATTATAAAATTATTAGTTAATTATTTGTTACTTATTATAATTGACTAATAATATTTTTATGTCTTTTGAAACCATCTTGTTATTTCACTTTGATGATTATTCACATTAGATATTTCCGCAATTTTACTAGCAAATAGATATTTTTGAGCTACTTTTAATCTACTTTCGGATACCTTTCTTGATGCATAGTATTCATCTTTACCTTTTTTAATCCATTCATCAAATATTCGATTAAATGTATCTTCTGTAACAGTCTTATCTAGCTTTTCAATAAATAATGCGAATATTTGCCCAACAGGTTTCGAAATTTGATTTGTTATATAATGACAAATATCTATTTTTAATTTATGGTCAATTACATATGATGGAGATTCTATTTTATCTGATTGTAATTTTGCTTTCGGATTTACATAATATACATAAGGTATTCTATCACCGTTTTGTGGCTTATTACCCGCTTCACGCTCACCTATTCTATCAGCCAATACTTTATGTGCTATCTGGTCAGGATTTTTATAATGACTATTTAACATTTTACTTATTGTTAATTTTTCTATAGGATAACTATTTGTTGGACTTGCTAATTTCATTATACACTCAGCTACATAATCCGCCGCATTATTAAAATCTCGTTTATTCATAAGAATATCAATGACTCCACCAAATACAATTTTAACTAATGGACAATTATCTCGCCTTTTTAAAACAATTCCCATAGATGCTGTTTTATATTTTGATGTATCTTCTTCATATTTATTTCCTACATATCTTTTCTTAGTAAAGATTACAAATGGCCAAAATGTTTTCTCATATCCTAAGTTTTGAGGATTTTTCATAATAACTTTTATCTTTTTAGACACATCCTTACCAAGTTGTATACTCTTTTCTAATCCCTCTTTACCTTTAAGAAAATTTCCACTTTCATCTTTAGGTCTAAAATTTACAAATATAGAATCCGTGTCTCCATAAACAACCTCCGCATCCGCAATATTATTTCTATAGTTGTCTTCCACAAATTTTTTGGCCAATAATAACTGCTTTCTACCAGTAGCTGTAGTGGAGGCTGCTATATCTTTTAAGAATATCGCACTTGTTTTTGCTCCCAATTGACCATATAAAGAATTAGCAGTGACTTTAAATGCTAACTGTAGACCTTCCAAAACTGAAATTTCAAAGTCATTATATCTATTTTTTCGCTCGACAATATTACTAGCCAATATAGGTGAACAAATCGGCTTAAAATTGATATCTTTTACTATAATTTCTTTTAAATTAGAACTATTAGGCTCAAAAATTTCTGAAATTACACCACAATATTCTTCACCATCGTTACATATTACCTTTTCAAATATCATTTTAGTTCTTGTGTCTTTACGAGCTTTAAGTAAACCCATTAAAATTCTTGGAATTACACCTTTTACTTCATTGCCGTTTTCATCTTTAGGATATTGTACAAAACGACACACTTTTACACCTACCTTAAATTTTTCCTTAATATGACCCGTTTTTGTAAATGTAAAGTTAAATATATCATGAGGAATATCCTCGTATTTTAATCCAAGGTCTAATATTGATTGAGCACCTTTTTTGCTTAACCATTTATTATCTTTATCTACAGAATTATTTAATTTAATACATTCATTACATGTTAGTGCTTCATCCTCATAAATGTTTAATATTTCATTAGTAATGGGGACTATTTCTATATGCTTTTCACATCTCGATATCGCTCCACAATAGGTTTCATGTGATAGATTTTCAGCAATCATACTACTTGGATAAAGCGAGTTATAGTCTAATACTGTTATAAAATCATCTAAATAAACACCTGGCTTGGGAGGCAACACAAAGGCACCTTCATATTTAATATTATCTGTATTATCTATCAATAGTGTTGGTAAAACAAAGTCCTCGCGCCTACAAAACTTAGATACAAGACTAAGGATTTTAACACCTTGACCTCTCATAAAAATCCAATTTAAAGGGGTTACACACACATTAGCCATACCCATATTATTTGTAATCATCTGCAATTTTAACAATAACTCAATACATAGATTTACATCCATCATACAGTATTTCGCAATTATAGCACGGTCATTGTCATCTCCTCTAAATTTTCTAAATAATTCAGCTGGACTTAAATCATCCTTTGCTAAAGCCCAATATTTTTCTTTATACTCCTTTAGAAATGGACACACATCTTCTTCAATATAAATAATACTATCATTATTAACTTTTGATGTATTAATAATTTTAAACTTTTTATCCATTTTATTTTCAGTATATCCTTCGGTATATAGAATATTTATGTAGTTTTCTTTATAAATACCACTCATATTATCTACATATATCTTAGTAGTGTTTGTATCTAAACAGCGTTCTATCTTCTTTATTTTTGATTTAATAAAATGACTCGCTACATTATCTAATTTATAACTATCTAGATTTGGTTGTTCACGCTGTAATGTTTTATAAATATCTATTTGAATACGACCTGGTATTTCTAAATACATTGTCTTAACTTTACCCCGTTTCTCTACTAAAAATGACCGCTTCCCATTAATACGACCCAAATTACTAAATTGTTCAATACAACCAAGTTCTTCCGCACGCTCATATAGGAATGTCCAATCAAAGTTAAATATGTTATAGCCTATTATAAAATCTGGATTATATTTATCAATAATACCAGCTACTGTTATTAAAAGCTGTGTCTCATCATTTAATTTTATAATTTGTGTTTCTTTATCAAACTTTGTGCAACCACCAAATGTTAACATTACACTTTTAAAACATTGTGTTTCACCATATCTAATAAATTTAAATCCAATTTGCCTAACACGGTCTCCTTCAATAGGGGGCAATGATTTCTTTTCTATTTTTGCGATATTCTCTATTGATGCTCTCTTTTCTGTTAAACTATATGTTGTCTCAATCTTTTTTTGTAATGTATTTATAGTCTTTTGGTCTCGCATTATACTTGATATTTTTTCTATATTTATCGATTTCATCTTTATATTTGTGCTATTATATACAATCGAAACAAACGGTTCTATCTTTTTTGTTATTGATTCTAAATGTTCTTTTGTTGGTAAAACATTTTTTTTTGTAAATATATGATTTACACCAATACGCCCAATAACTTCATTATTATTATTATCATCATATGGTGCATAAAAGCAATCGTATAGATAATCAAATATCGTTTGTCTTGGGTTCTTTTTCATGTTTAACAACCGCACATATTCAGGGTCATTTTGTGTCGTTTTTAACACATCAATCTTTTTATGAATAGTAGACCAATATTCAACTAGTTCTCGCGCCACTTTTAAATAGTCTTTTTTTGCTAATGGAAAATCACCATGACTTGAATCGGTTTCAATATCAAAACTTGCTATCACAAATGGCATATTATCCGTGCATTCATATGGAGTCACCGCAGTCCATTTACATGAAATATCAATTTCACACGATGTTTGACTAGGTGAATTAATTGTATAGTCAGAACCCTTTATAGTTATCCAACCACAAGGTTCTATATTGCGTATATGTAGAAAACGTAATAGTGGTTCAATATTACTTTCATAAAGGCAAAATTCAATATCATTTTTAATTAGCAAATTAGGATAATCTCTAAAATCTGTATTTGAAAATGTTCTAAAATATTTTATTTCACTTTTAATATCAGTTGGGTCAGGTCTTCTTCCAACAAATATATCAATAGTCTTATTCATTGTAGTTGTATTTCTAAATACAAGTTTCATAAAATTATAATTCTCATTATTTGTAAAACCATGAAATGATTTTCGCTTTTCTAAACGCATTCTTACAAAACCGTCTAAATATCGTTTATCAATTTGGTGAAGTATCCAATCAAGAAATTGGTCTGCTTCTTCTTTACCCCAATGCAATGGTATATTAATATAGTAATATGGCGTAAACTGTTCACAACAAATTGATATTGTTTTTTTATCAGATGTTTGCCCGAATAAATATATTTTGTATTCTTTTCCCGATTTTGCTACATAATCATCTCTATAATTTGAACATTCTGAACTATTATCACTATCTTCTTCCGAAACATCACTCTCATAGTCACTGTCCAAATCATTATCTATTTGTTCATCTTTTTCACCAATTTTTTCATAAATATTATCGGTGTAAAATTCTATTAGTTGAATATACAAGTCTTTATTATTCATATTGTATATTCTTAACAAACCGAATTTTATTTTTATATCAATTTTTTACAGGTTATCTTTTACGAAAACAAAAAAATTGATATAAAAATAATACAATACTACTAATTAGATATTACATTTGCGATTACATGAATAATACTGAAGCTAAACCTACTAGAGAAGAACTATTACAAAAACTTAGAAATAAAAAACAACAAGTTGGATTGCATCGTATGACTAAAAAAAATAGAGAATGTGTGCTTGAAAAATTAGAAACTAAGGCAAAATCCGAACAAGAAGAAATGATGAACCAACTTAAAAAATGTACTCCAGAACAATTAAAGGCATTTGGATTAAATGACGAAATGATTGACCAAATTCTGAAAAAGGATGCTACTACCGAAACTGAACAAAGTGACGATAAATTACAAGAAAAAGAAGTGGAAACACCATTGAATTCTGTAATTAAATCATCTCTTGATAATATGTTTGATATTCCTGATATTAAAATACCAAAAATGTCCGCACCCATTAATGCCCAAATTGTAAATACATTGTAAATACATTGTAAATGCATTTTAAATACATTTTAAATACATTTTAAATACATTTTAAATACATTTTAAATATTTAAATATTATGTAAATTTATACTTTTTTATTTTCTTAATATATACGAGATGGGTATAAAAAAGTATAAAATTTCAAAAAAGAAAAATAAAAAAAATAATAGATTAATTCAATCAGGGGGAGCTAGAATAATTAATATGGAACCAGCAGCCCGTCCCACTTTAGCTGTAGATCTAGCTATAATAGGAAATAACATATTAGTATTGGACTATAATAATAATAGAATTCTGGAATTTAATATTATAGATGGTTCACTAGTAAGAACAATTAGTTTAAATTTTATTGACGACCAATCATTAGTATTAAACCCATTAAGCATGTGTCTTTGGAATTTTATTGATGCTACAGATTCATATGACCCAAGGTCACCTTTGGAAAAGGAACCCCATATAATAATCATATACACTAATTTAAATAAAATAATTAATCTAAATTATAGAACTGGAATTTTTTATCAAAACACACATAAATATATTGTTTTTAATAATCAGCATACTCATGTTAATTTACCAGATTGTATTGCTACCAAACAATATAGAGAAACTGGTGAAATAAATTATAGTAGTTTAAGAACCCAGATAGTGTCTGAGGGAACCTATATGTATGTTCATAACGCAGGCAATATGACTATAACAGTTTTTCCTTCTAAAGATAATTTTGATATAACAAGACAACAATCCACAAAATATAATCAATATGATGAAGGATTATATAGAGGACATGTAATTAGATATTTACCTGAGGATATGTTACGTTCTCCATTAGAAAACCCTTCTAGGTCTTTTATGAAATTTAATAGTCAAGGACATATTATTTTATCTAATAGCCTAAATAACTGTATTTTTATAATTAATCCCGATATTCTTGATGGAAATGTTCTAAGAATTTTTAGAATGAATCATTCTCATTTCGGTAATTTTGTTTCTCCTGGCGGTTTTGATATATTAACCAACTCTGGGATACTTTTAGCAGATAGGGGTAATCACAGAATTGTAGTTTTTGATTTACAAGAAAGTGAACAAATGGTAAATGCTATACTTTTTGGTGAAGAAGGTAGTAATATAGGTCAATTTCAATTTCCTCTGTTAGTAAAATGTAGCGAAACGCATGGAAAAATGATTGTTGTAGATAATGATTGCAGAAGATTACAAATGATTGATACAAATGCATATCCAATTACTTTTAATAATTGGGTTTATCAAACATTAATTCATCATAATTTAGATGAAGAGACTATGATATTTGATGGACACACGCCAAAAAAAATACCAGAAGGCTGGCATATTGCTCCAGGTGATTATAACGATATAGAATTTTGTAAATTACATCCTTTCCAATCTCAAACTATTGTTTTTTCGGATGGTTCTGTGTGTGGAACAACAATTCATAAAGACCCATCATTTAGAGGGAGACGTATACCATGGGATGGAGCATTACGCGAGGGACCCAATAACACTTTTTTTGGATTTATAGAAAATAGTATACTTATTAGGAGGCCTATTGATATAGTTTTAAGAGAACAGGAAGGACAACATCAACCTCAAGTTCAACCTCAAGTTCAACCTCAAGTTCAACCTCAAGTTCAAAATGTAGAGCCACCCGATGAATTACGTGATATGGCGTTTAGCACAGAATTATTTAATGACCCAGTAGTAGCCTCAGATGGCTTTACTTATAGTAGAAGTGAAATAGAAGAATGGTTAGCCACACATGATACATCTCCCACTACAGGTAAACCAATGTTGGATAAAAGATTAATACCTAATATTTTAGTGCGGCAACTTGTAGAAAAGTGGAGAACTGAAAATCCTGGCTATAAAAGTGACAAAGAAGGGGGATATAGAAATAAAAAATGCTCCCAAAAAAAACATTCTATAAAAAAACGTCAATATAGAAAAGTATAATCTTTATAATAAGTTAACTATATATTTTAAAATATCATAGTATTAGATTATAATAACTATAGAATTCTAAAATGTAATAACTGATTTTACTATATATATATTTTTTTATAATCTTTAATTATAATAATTTAATATATATATATATATATATTAATTAATGGTTCGTAATAAAAAATCGTATAAATATAGTAATATTAAAAATAAGCGTAGATCTAAAATCAATGGAGGAAAACCATTTTTACAAATTAATGTTACACCGTTTAATGAAAAGTCCTTTACATTAGTTGGGGTTCATAGTGATAATACTATTGATGAGGTGAAGACCATAATTGAAGATGTTAAAAAGATTTCCACTAAACAACATCAATTGTTTTTTGGAACCTATAAATTAGAAGATGATAAAACATTAGCATACTATGAAATTGAACCTGGTTCCAGTTTTGAACTATTACCAAGTGATTTTGATGAAATGCCAATATATGTTAGATATCGTTCTCCATACCAAGAATTTAAATTATATGTTAATAGTACAGATACAATACGTTCAGTAAAAGCCAAAATTCGAAACATATGGACTATGCCTAAGATTTTACCGAAATTTTTACCGATGCCACAAGATGTTGCTGCGGAGGTTGGAATACGGTTGGGTTGGAACGACGAACAGATACGCCGATTTGCGAAATCCGCTATCAACGGCCGCAAGATTATGGAGAACTCTAAGGAAGAGTTGCGTGAATTTGTTGAGGCTAGATACGCAGATCCTGATTTCAGAATGTTCCGCGAGAGTGAGACAAATCGTGCGTTAGAAATGATAGAAAGGTTGAAGGCGGAGAGAATAAATGAGTCGGAAATATCCGATTTTGAACAGCGTCTATTTTTTAACAGTACAGAATTAGATGATGGTCGAACACTAGCAGACTATAATATTCAAAGAGAAAGCAGATTAGATTTACTGCTAAGACCACCAGGAGTATTTCAAATTTTTGTTAATACACAAACTGATAACATAATTGAATTAGAAGTAGAAAGTTCAGATACAATAGGAACAGTAAAAGCTAAAATTCAAGATAAAGAGGGCATTCCAGCTGAAGGTCAGCTTCTGAATTTTAATGAAATACAATTACAAGATGAAGAAACACTAGCACACTATGATATTAGACATAATAGCCAATTACAATTATTTCCACCTCGAAATTTATGTGATATAATTAGCGGCAAATTACTGAAAGACCCAGTAATAGCCTCAGATGGCCATACTTATAGTCGAAAATGGATCATATGGTATATTAAAACTTATCATAGGTCTCCTACTACAGGTGAGCCTATATTGAATGCTACATTAATTCCGAATATTGTTTTAGGAAGACTAGCTGATCAGATAAGGGGAAATCGTAATTTTCTAGACGATACTGGTGATGTTCCAGAAGAACAATATATACAAGAACAAGCCCCACCTGAGGAATTATGTGATATGACGTTTAGCACAGAATTATTTAATGACCCAGTAATAGCCTCAGATGGCCATACTTATAGTAGAAGTGAAATAGTAGAATGGTTAGCCACACATGATACATCTCCCACTACAGGTGAACCAATGTTGGATAACACATTAATTCCGAATATTGCTGTAAGAGGACTAGTTGAGCAGTGGAAAAATGCAAACCAGATTATTAGTGAAGGAGGATTTAATAATAGAAATAAAAATAAAAAACGCTCCCAAAAAAAAAATTCTATTAAAAAACGACAAAATAGAAAAGTATATAGTTTATAATAAGTTAACTATTATATTATATGAACGGTTCAATAGATGTGTTAAATAACAAATGAAAAAATAATTTTAATACACAAATTACTTAATTACATAAATTTCCTAAATATAAATATTTAAATATAGTGTAATCTAATTAAAAAATGTAATACACTTTTTTATATTAACATATGACACAAATATAAATATAAAAAATTGATATTAAAATATTATTTATAAACATTAAATAAAACAGTTTATAAAATTTAATGTTTAAAAAAATTAAAGATAATAATTTACTAAATTATATTTCAAGTATTAAAAACAGAATCAATATTCGTAAAACAGAAACATCCCCAAAGGGGGAATATCTTTTAACCTATTCAATCAGAAATGCTGATGCTGTAAAATTAATGTTTGTTAGATATCAAGAAAAAAACTATAGTATTATATATAATTTTAGAACTAAAGATTACTCAATTATTCAGTTACGTTTTTCAGAAAAAGTATTTAATGAACAAATTGAGTTTTATGGTGATATAAAAGATAATACATTATTTTTGCATGCCGCATATATTGATAGATGTAGTTTATTAGAGAATCTTGAATTATTAGATAAATTATTATATACGGATTATAAAGAAGACTTAGATATGGAAAATATACAAATAAAAATAAAAGAATTTTATAGTTCTACTAAAGAAATTAAATCATTACAAGATCAAAAAATAAATGGAATTCTCTATCTAAATAATAATTTAGATAAACAACACTATATTGAATTCTTAAACAACTAATGGAACTTTATAATAATCATTTACTATTTTTTTTGTTTTAGGATAAAATTTAGCATAAATACCTGAAAAATCAAAAAATCTATTTAAAGATAAATCATCTGACGTGAAATCAAAACGCATATTTTTTACAATATTGCCGTATGATTGTGGCTCAAACTTTTCAAAAGGTTTAGTATTAAAAAATTTAAATAGTAAACAAGTTATAATTAATACCAATATTATATAAAATATCATATTGTATATAATAAGTATTATTTTATTTTTATTTAAGTAATGGTTTAATTAAATTACTATTCTTAATCTTTGGTAATATAAATACAAAAAAATACAAAAAAATA